ACCTTGTCTATGCCATAGACGGTTATAGCGATAGATTAAGATATATTTATAATAGGAAGAACAAGCAGAAAGATATAGATGAGTTTATAATATACACAACGAATGCCTGTCAAAAATCATCAATATTCCATAGGGTGTATAATATTACAGGAATGGAAACAGAAACAGAAGAAGATGAAAGGGAATTTATAGAACATATAATATCGCTGGAAAACGGTATAAATAAAAAATGTTATATTGTAATCCATAATACCCCATTACATCCATCATTGTTAACGCCAGTGATGTATAGTCCGGTAAATATAGATAGCAAATCAAGACATAAAGTAGGGAAACCAATATACGAGGGTGAAAAACTAAAGATAATGGTTAGTTGGGGAAGCGAAAGCAATTACACGTTATTACAATCCGTAGTAGTTGAACGGGCTAAACAGCCATTTGAAGATGTATTTATTAACATGATATATAACAGAAAATTACATCAACTATCAGTAGATGATAAGATGAGAGCAATTAAGAACAAATGGGACTTAACGCAATATATTAGGGAGTATGACATAGACGAAGAACACCCCGCATGGTATGTTAGGGGGTATATAGCACAGGATAAAGTTAGGCTATACAGAAAGATAATGAAGAAGCGTATGTTGGAGGCGAAAAAATGAAAAACAAGGCCAAGCAATACGAGAAGGAACTTATAGAGGCGATTGTAAAGTATAAATGGATGCGGTGGGCGCATATAGACTGGGAGGCGTTGTCATTCTCAAGGGCTACAGCTTACAATCATAAGTTAGAAGATTTAGACACAATAAAAGACGCATTTAAGCGCAACCGCTCGAAGGCTGTTAATTATATGCTTAACAAGTGGATTGCTTCCGATAATGCGACCTTGCAAATCGCAGCGTTTAAGATATGCGCAGAAGATGAGGATAGAAGAAGGCTCGAACAGAACTATATAGACCACACCAGCAACGGTGATAAGATACAACAAACCATAGTTGTTGCGAGTGAAAGCGGAAAAAAGACGCTTGACGAACTAAATGCAGCCGATTAAACTGACAGAGGTATTCGAGAAGAACGCAAGGGCGTACGTTGATGGCTATCGCTACATTATCAATCAGGGTTCGGCGAGGTCGTCAAAGACTTATTCTATACTTCAATTGCTGCATTTTATTGCCAAGAAACCGAAGAAGCGAATAATATCTGTAGTTAGCAAGACGCTGCCACATCTTAAGAGAGGGGCGTTAAGAGACTTCCAGGACTACCTGATAACGACAGGGCAGTACGACGACAAGGCATACAACCGCTCAACATTAACGTTTAAGTTCGGTGATAGCATAATAGAGTATTTCTCTGTTGACCAGCCCGCTAAGGTTTACGGTGCGGCAAGGGACATTCTGTTCGTTAACGAGGTTAACTCAATTAGCGAGGATATATTTAGGCAGTTAGCAATCCGAACACGAGAAAGGATATTTGTCGACTTCAACCCTACGCACGAGTTCTACATCCACACCGACTACATGAAGCGAGAGAATGCTAAGTTTATCCATTCAACGTTTCGCCAAAATCCTTACCTGTCTAAAGAAATTATCAACGAACTATTAACAGCGGGCGAACGCAATGAGAACTTCAGGAAGGTTTTTGTTGAAGGTGAAATTGGCTCGATAGAGGGCGTCGTTTTTGAAAACTGGGAGGTTGGAGAGTTCGATGATTCGCTGCAATACATATACGGGCAGGACTTCGGATTTGTGAACGACCCGACCACCCTCGTTAAGGTTGCTCTTGACAATAAACGGAAATTGTTGTATGTTTCCGAATGTTATTATGCTGCAGGTATGACGACCAATCAAATCTATGAGGCTAATGATCGTTATGCAGGTCGTTCTTTAATCGTTGCAGACAGCGCAGAGCCTCGATTGATTGAGGAGTTAAGGGCAAGAGGCAACAACATAGTAGCGGCTAAGAAAGGGCAAGGGAGTGTTAGCGCAGGGCTGATGTCAATGTTAGATTACAAGATAATAGTGGACCCTAACAGTCATAATCTTATGAACGAACTACGGAATTACATTTGGTTAGACGGCAGAAGCAAGATAGTTATTGACGCTTACAATCACTGCATAGACGCAGCGAGATACGCATTCACACATCTTAATAGCAACAACATCGTAATAGCATAAGCATAGGAGCGAATAAATGGGCTTGCTAAACATATTCAAGACGAAAGCGAAAGCAGATGATAATCAGGTTAACGCCAATGAGCTGCTAAGGCTTTTGTTTTCGCAAATATCATTCGGAACGCCTATCATTGACGTGGTAAACCAGTCAAGCGCAATAGACAAGGGCTACCTTTACAATCATATCGTTTACTCGATTATAAGGCGCATCACCACATCAATGCAGGGAGTGCCGTGGCAGGTTTACAAGGTCGTTGATGATATGGCTGAAAAGAAGTTCAAAACAGCCTACAAGGTTAAGGACTACGAGGCTGCAATGTACTACAAGGCAGTTGCCTACGAACCAGACGACAAGAGCGAAATTAGCCGTCTGTTAGCAAGTCCGAACGAAACCGAACGGCTAAACGACCTTATAGAGGGGCTTGCCTCGTTCTACCTTATCACAGGCAACGGCTATATATACGGATTACGACGCTCGGGCGATAATAGTATTATCAGGCTATACAACATGCCTGCTCATCTCGTTGAGATAATATTCGGCAGTTACCTTAAGCCGATTAAAGGTTACAGGCTGTCTCTGTTTCTCGACGGCGAAATACCTGCCGAAGACGTTTTGCACATCAAGACGTTCAATCCTAACTATGATGCTCAAGGTTCTTGGCTCTATGGTATATCGCCAATCAGCGCAGCGGGCAACATTACAACGCTAAGTAACTACGCCTACAAGACGCAGATTGATAATTTCGCCAAGTACGGCGTGCGTGGAATACTAAGCGCAAATAAGGACGGATTGACACAGGAGCAGGCGGAGCAGATTAAAGAGAAGTGGCAGGCTATTGTAGATAAACGTAAGGGCGATATTGTGGTGTCGGGCGTGCCGATGACGTGGACAAATGTAGGGCTTTCGCCTGTCGACATGCAGATTATCGAGCAACAGAAGTTAACCCTCCGAGACTTGTGCATGATATACAACGTGCCTTCCCAACTGTTCGGAGATCCCGAACACTCGACTTATAACAATATGAGGGAGGCTCGTAAAGGATTAGTTACTGACGCCGTGCTGCCATTGATGGAGAAGGTGAAGGACGGCTTAAACCGATTCTTACAAACGAACGAGCAGGGCTTACTAATTGATTACGACCTGCAAGCGTTCACAGAACTACAGGATGACATGGCAACGCAGGTTGCTTCGCTATCTCAGGCGTGGTGGTTAACAGGCAATGAGAGACGTATAGCAATGGGCAAGCAGCCTATTGATGATGAGATAATGGACGAGGTGCTATTGCCCTCGGGCTACATACCAATGAGCGATTATTCACTTGATGAGTACAGCCAAATAGACACAACCGATGAAGTGGAGTGATGAGGCATATATCCATAAAGGCGCAACGGTGAGGCAAATAGAGAACCGCCGCCGCAAGCACTTCAAGAGCGCAAAGCGTTATGCTTTGAATGCGCTCAAAAAGGATTATACCAAATTCCTCGAGCAGGTTAAGAATGCTCAATCGGTTGAGGGTGTTGTTGATGTTATTGAGAGCGTAAGCCTTGACGAGAGGGAAACCAAGAGGGCAATTGAAAGCATATACGTTGACACTGGAAAGGATTTTGCAAACTGGACTGTTGATAACCTTCAAGGCAATCAAAAGAAATCGAGCGATTACTTTGATGACTACATGCGTCGTTACGTTGAGGAGCGCACTGGCGAAAAGATTATGAGCATAACCACTACAACAAGAGCAAGAGCAATTGCAATTGCTAAGAAGGTGGTTGCGCAAGCAATTGAACAAGGGCTATCGATTGACAACATCGCAGCAATGCTTAAGCAGCGTTATTACAACGATGCACTTTACAGAAGCGTAAGGATAGCAAGAACAGAGGTTATTGCTGCCAGCAATGCAGGTTCAATACAAGGAGCACTATCAACAGGGCTTGCGATTAAAAAAGTCTGGTTGGCGACCAAAACAGGACACACGCGAGAAAGCCACATGCTAATGGACAAGCAGGCTGTTGACATGCAAGATTATTTCAACGTGCCCGTAATTAGCAACAATGGTATTGTCGAAGGAACTGAAAAGATGTTACATCCAGGCGACCCGCAGGGCAGCCCTGGTAACGTTATAAATTGTAGATGTACGATAGTATACGAAAGGATTAAGGCATGAACGTAAAGAATTGCAACATAGAGATAAAAGGCATTGACCTAAAGAACAGAATAGTAGAAGGCTACTTCGCTGCCTTCGATAAGGTTGATGCGGATAACGATGTGTTTGTTAAGGGTGCGTTTACAAAGTCGATTAACGAGCGGGGCCCGAATGCCGCAAACAGGATTAAGCACCTATTTAACCACTGGGACACAATAGGAGTACTTCAAGAATTAACAGAAGACAATTACGGACTTCGCTACATCTCTAAGATTGGCACGCATCGTTTAGGTGAGGACGTCCTGAAGATGTATCAGGACGGTATCATTACGGAGCATTCGGTAGGCTTTCAAACGATACAGGATAAGACGGACATAATAGATGGTGTTAGGTATCTTAAGGAAGTCATCCTGTGGGAAGGTTCGTCGCTTGACAAATGGGGGGCTAATGAATGGACACCCGTAATTAAGTCATATGACGATTGGAAGTTGCAGGCGCAGAAGATAAGTGAAAAGTTAGAGACACTTAACAAGGCACTAACAGGGCGCACAAATTACACTGACGAAACATATCAGGAAATACAAATCAAACTTAACACGTTGCAAACGATGTTCAGTTCACTCATTGATGCGAAGCCGATAAACATCACTTCGCAAGACGATGAGCCGAAAGAGGACAAGAGCGACGTTAGGTTTGACCTATTACTAACGAAATTAAAGGAGTTATAGAAATGGAACTAAACGAGAAAGAAAAACAATTGCTCGAAGCAATCGAACAAAAAATGGCTGACAAAACTAAGGGCTTTGCGAATGCCGAAGAAATCAAGGCTCAAATGGCAGAACTTAAAAGCCTTATTGAGGCTAAGGACTTGGAAGGCGTTCAGAAGCGACTTGATGAGATTGACATAAAGTTGAAAGAGAAGAAGCCTGAAGTCTCAACAAAATCAATCAGGGAGCAGCTGCTTGAGCATCTAAACAAGGATGAGGTCCTGAACGACATCCGCAAAGGACGTTCTGTAAGCCTTGAGTTAAAAGCTGCTACCGATATGAGCTTCGCTGGCACATCAAGCGGGCAGGCTGGACGAGTTGAATTTGCACCCAATATCGGATTTGACCTGTTACGTGGGTTGATGCTTGCGAACCTATTACCAGAATACCCTACGAATGCTAACGCGGTGTTCTACCTTGACGCTACCTCACCACAGGGCGGGGCTGGATTCGTTAAAGATGACACAGCAGCACCTCAACGCAGTTGGACTATATCGCAGCAGTCTGCACCTGTTAAGGATGTGGCCGTTTACGCCGCCTACTCGCAGGATATGATTGACGACATCGACAATTTCGCCGCTCAAATCAATCAGCGATTAATGAGCGAGTTAATGGTGCAGTACGACCAGAAACTTTACAACGGTGACGCTGGTACTAACCCAGAAGAATTTAATGGCTTAACCTACTACGCACAGGCGTTCGCTGTTGCTGACAATGCACTACAAACCACTACGCCTAACCTTCGCGATGTGCTGAACGCTGCTTGCGCACAGGTTGAGGCTAATAACGGCAAGCCAAACTTTGTGCTCTTGAACCCTATAGATTACAGGGCACTTAAGAACACTAAGGCTACTGACGGACATTACGTGCTACCTTGGGATATTTCGCCTGTGCTAATGGTTGACGGCTTATACGTTATCCCCAATACAGGCGTAAGCGTAGGCGAGTTCTTGGTTGGCGACGCGACCAAAGGCGAGCAGCACGTAAGGCAATCGCTCAACCTAATGATTGACCCTTACACCCTATCAACTAAGAGGGCTGTGAGAGTTACCTTAAGCAAGCGTGCTGCGTTCTTTGTGAAGAGCAGCGATGCTAAGGCCTTCGTTAAGGGTAACATTGCTGCTGCAATAACCGCCTTAACTAAGGCATAACTATAATGTTTAACAGGCGGGTTGAAATACACCCGCCATAATTCAAGGCATATGAAAGTTAAGATTAGGAAAAGCACGATGTGGTTCAAAAAAGGTGAGACGTACGACCTCGACAGCGTCGTTGCTATGCAGTTAATTATGCTTGGAGACGCCGAGAGTGCAGAACCTAAAGAACCACCCAAGGGGAGCAAGACCAGCAAGCAGGCAGAGGCAAGAGAAAAGAAATCTAACAAGTAAGCAATGTATCAGGTAACCTACAGCAACGAGCAAGCACTGCACATCGATTTGAACGAGGCTAAACAGTTTGTCGGAATTTCGTCCGACGAGGAGAACGAACTAATTGCTAAGTTCATTGATGCTGCAACCAATTTCGCCGAGGCGTTCACTAACAACGCATTCAGGGCGAAAGATATTGCTATCTATACGGATAGCGATGTTGTCTATCTGTTAGGCTTAATTGATGAGAACAAACCTCTTACAGTCAAGTACGCCGAAACCGATGAGAACGTTACATATACACGCGTGAATAATCGGTTGAAGATAGATAACAACAATGAGGCTGTAGTTATCAGGTACAGCACGTTAGAGAACCTGCCTGCTGAGGTTAAGATATTCATCTATCAGGAAGTCGCTAAGATGTATCAGCGAGGCACGGAGATAATTACCGAACCAGATATAACTTTGCTTTCACGACATCAAATGTTCGGCTTATGTTAGGCGTTCGAAAGTGGATAAGGTGTGACCGCTACGACTACACGTTGCAGGCTTACGGCGGTAAAAAGAGAAACGTTATTGAGAGTTTCTACTTCTACGGGTTCGTCAAGCAAACAGGTGGTCGTGCATACGAAGGCAATGCGATTGCAATGCGTTCGCAATGCGAGGTTAGTGCGTATTATAATGACGTGAAGAACGTTAGCATTAACGACAGCATTACGATTGATAACCTTGTCTATAAGGTAAACGCCATTACACAGAACAGCCGTAACATGATAACATTAACCTGTAACGCTGACGCCAAATGATGCCGAAACTTGAGGTAGAGACTAAGGAGGTGCAGGCTCTTATCGATAAGATAGAGGAGCGAGGGGGTGAGATTGCAGAGATGGTTGCCGATGAGGTTGCTTATACTGCCCTGATGATTGAGGGCGACGCAAAGAAGCGTTGCCCTGTCAGGACAGGTCGGCTAAGGGCAAGCATCAGGGCTTTTACATCGAAATCACCTATCTCGGCGGTTGTTGGTACAAATGTTGAGTACGCAAGAGACGTTGAGTTCGGTGGCAAGAGGCGGAGGGCTAAACCTTATCTGTACCCTGCTTATTTCTACTGGATTGGCAAACTAAAGGAGACATTACAGAATGCGCTCGGTCGTTGACATAGGAAGCAAACTCTATACTGCGGTTTACAACCTGTTAAGCAACATGGTTGTTAATAACATTGATGTTCCTGTAATCGCTGCCTATGGTGGGGTGGTTGACAACCTACCTGCATGGGTGAGCATAAGCCAGGTGGCTCAACGTCCGAGAAGTAACAAGTTAAACACAGGCTACGAGGCGAGTTTGCTCGTTGAATGCTGGATTAAGGGCGATGATTACATCAACCTTACCGACATCACTAACGAGGTGCTTAACCGTATCTATAACGCCGATGAGATTGCTATCGACGACCTAACCGCCTACATGATAGGTGAGCCAACTATCGACGAGATGATAGACGACGAGGACAATAGCGTAATGATGCGTAAGTTGATAAGAATTAACATGCTAATTGAATAACCATGAAGTTAGGGAATTACGCACTGCTAAAGGTTAACGGCTCGCTAATAAGCGGGCAGGTTGATTCGTCGTTGTCCTCGACTGTTGACATGATTGACGTCGTTAAAGAGGGTGGCAGGTACAAGGAGGTGATTGCTGACCGTGCTTCAACATCTGTTAGCGTTACAATACTGCATGATGACACCGTATTCGAGACGCTTTGGAATGCGCATGTAAATGGAACGCGAATAACAGTAACCTACGGCGGGATTAATGCGGGTGAGAAATACCTATCATTTAGCGGCTATATAAGCGCAATGAACAAGAGCGACGCAAAGAACGCTCTATCAACAATAACGGTTGAAATAAT